GCGCGGACGTACCTGCATTTGCAGACCAATAATAACTAATGTGGGCCTTCGGGCCCACACGTTCTTGATTAAGGAGGGAACATGGCAGACACAGTAACAGGACCAACAATCCTACAACAAAACGACAAACGAGTTACAATCAAAATAGTTGTGCAATCTGATGGAACAGGCGGCACAACGGTATTTGGTGACGTATCAGCCCTTGCAAAGGACGAGCGTGGTAACTCTGTTAGCACTTTATCTTTACAAAGAGTATGGTGGTCGTGTGCAAACGGTGATGGCGGTGACGCTTTTGCTCGTTTGGATTATGAAGATTCGGATGGAGACATTCCAATCATAACTTTAATTGACTCTGGCTATTGGGATTTTAGAGAGTTTGGTGGCATACCAGCAAACACTAGTTCTAACTCTAACGAAAATGACGTGAACTTCGTTGTAGCAGCAGCGGCTGACTCTGGGAACAGCTTTACCTGCATAGCAGAGTTTATCAAAAACTATTAAGAGGTAGCACATGGCTGTATCGGGATCTACAGACTTTAATCTGGAAGCTGCTGAAGTTATTCAAGAGGCCTATGAAAGATGTGGCTTACAAGAAATAAGCGGTAAAGATTTACGCACAGCCGTGCGCAGCATGAATTTGCTTATGTCAGAGTGGGCCAACAGAGGACTAAATTTATGGACTGTATCTCTTGGAACTCAATCAACGACAGCCAGTGATAACGATTATGATTTAGACACTAATATTATAGACGTGTTAGAAGTTTCTTTACGTGATTCAAACAGCACTGACACAACGTTGACAAGAATTAGTAGGGCAGATTATCATATGTTGCCCAACAAATCATCAGAGGGAAAACCTTCACAGTTTTATTTTGAAAGAACAACGACACCAACCTTGTTTCTATACCCAACACCTGATTTATCGACATACACTGTAAGGTATTATTTTTTAAAGAGATTAGATGATATAGATGCACCATCTAATAACGCAAACGTGCCTTTTAGATTTTTGCCTTGTCTAACTGCTGGAATGGCCTATTATCTGGCGATGAAAAAAGCGCCCGAGAAAGTTCCTCTTTTAAAAGCAGTTTATGATGAGGAGTTTGAGAGAGCGCGTCAAGAGGACAGGGACAGAGCAGGTTTTAGTGCTGTGCCCGGTCGTTCTTACTTTAACAACTATTAGTCAGGAGGCTATATGGATAAACTAAACGCAGTAAAAAACTGGGTAATGGCATTAGACAAAAAGAAAAAAATTGCTATTGCAGCAGTTGTTGTAATCATAATTATCGCACTGATAGCATAATGGAACCAAGAGCGAGCACAGATTATATTGTCATCCACTGCTCGGCTACTAAGCCGAGCATGGATATTGGTGCGGATACTATTAAAGATTGGCATGTGAACGAAAGAGGTTGGCGTGACATAGGTTATCATAAAGTTATAAAGAGAAACGGAGAAGTACAAGATGGTCGTGATATTAGGGATTCTGGCGCACACGCAGCGGGATATAATTCTAAGAGTGTTGGTGTGTGTATGGTGGGTGGAATGGCTGAAGATAATTCTGCTGAAAATAATTTTACTCCTCACCAATGGGTAGCGTTGATTATGGAAATTAAAAAACTATGTGAAATGTATCCTGAGGCAAAGATCATAGGACACAATGAAATAAGTGAAAAAGAGTGCCCATCGTTTGATGTGCAACAATGGAAGGCAGACAATTTATGATATTAGATGTTGTTAAACTAGCAATCGGCGCTGGCACCCACATAATGAAAAATAGACAGCAGCGTAAAATGCTTGAGTCAGATGCAGCTATGTTGCACGCACAGAAAATGGCTAACGGCGAAATCGAGTATCAAGCAGCTGTAAGGCAGTCAAACGACAAGGGATGGAAAGACGAATTTGTTTTGATCCTCGTAAGTGCCCCAGTGATTTTATTGATATGGAGCGTATTTAGTGATGATCCGGACATACAAGTTAAATTGCACATGTTCTTTGAGCAGTTTAACAATTTACCTTTTTGGTACCAGACGCTTTTTGTCGGGGTCGTGG